CGATGCGACCGCCAAGCCTGTCGTCGACGGTGAATTCGGCCTGCGGCGTGATCAGGTTCACCACCCCGCCCATCGCGCCGCTGCCATACAACACCGAGCCCGGCCCCTTCACCACCTCGGCGCGCTCGAGCAGGCCGAGATCGAGAAAGGAGGCGATCGCGCCCTGCGGCTGCGCGGAATTGATGCGCACGCCGTCGACCATGACGACCACGCTTTCCTTCTTCAGCCCGCGCAGCACCGGGTTCTGCCCCCAGGCGCCGTCGGACTGCAGCGCGAGGCCTGGCTTGCCGCGCAAGAGCTCGCCGGCAACCGCGCCACTCGCCCCGGGGGCACTCAGGACCTCGACCGCCTGCGGGGTATCCAGCGTGTCGGCAGCATGCCCCGTGGCAGTGACCACCTGCGCGTCGAGCATGGTTTCGGCGCGCGCACCATGGGAGAAGGGAAAAACGGACAGGCCGAGCATGACCAGCGCCAGCGGTTTCAGGCGAAACGGCATCGAAAGCTCCAGGAAAACGGGTTCCCGGGCTGGCTGGCGGCGGCTGGCTTGCCCGATCAATGAAATCAGGGCTCGATAGTAAAGCAATGCGAATCATTCGCGTTTGCGGTAGATCAAAAAATCCGCGCCTGCCGGCTGACGGCTATCATGCGCACCGCGCCTTACCGACTTCGCACGACCCGCCGGCCAATGAAACTTTCCCGCCTCTACCGTCCCGACGACCGCCGCTTCTGGCTGATGATCGTGCTCAATATCCTCTCCGCGGTGCTCGCCTGGATCCTGCGCACCTGGCCGCTGGTGCCGCTGGCGACCGCAGTGGTGGCGATCTTCGCGCTCGGCAACGCGCTGCTGGGCATGTTCATCGCGTATGACCTGATGCGCGACGAAGACAAGGACTAGCTTGCGGGCGCGGATCTTCCCGCACCGCGCGGGCGGCAGGCAGCGTGTTGCGGGCGAGTTCGGCCGGGTGCCGGTCACCGCGCTCAGATAAGAACGAGTGAGATATTCCCAGGGGGACGAGCGCGATAAATCTGGGATCTGGTGGGACGTTTGGGGATTTATCAGAGTCGGAATTTCAAAAGGGTTGCAGATTTGCACGCCCGGCGGCTTCAGGTCTGCAGGTAGTCGGAAACGAGATCGAGGATAGCCTGGCGGTCGCCGTCGGCGAGATCTGCGGACTCGGGGTCATCGAACAGCAGGCCGCGGCGGGGCATGCGTTTGGTGCCGAACTCGTGGTACGCGGCCGTCGCCGAACCAAAGCCGATTTTCGCCGATCGAGCGTCCGCGGTGTGGGTCAGGCTGCGGAGCATGTCGCCGTAGCGGTCGAGCAGCCGGCCGTGCCCGTCGTCCGGGTAGGCCGCCTTGGTGCTCTCGGCCCACTTGGTCCACTTTTTCCCGCCAGGATCGGTCATGGTTTCGAAGCGGTTGCTGATGCGGGTCTCCATCAGCATGCCAATCTGGTCCAGAAGTGGCGCGGGATCGTCGATGCGCTTGCCGACCTGGTCGAGGTAGTCGGTGATGAACTTGGTGTCGGCGGTGATCGTGAGGGGCATGCGTTCAATCCTCCATCGGGTTGTCACCTTCGCCCAGCATCCAGCGGACTGCAGCTTCGACGCCCTGCTCGAAGGTCGCGCCGGGCCAGCGTGAGCCGGCGTCGAAGGCCTCCATGCACTGATTGAGTACTTCGTCGATTTCGTTTTGGGTGGGCGCGTGCATGGTGTCTCCTATCTCGTCTTCGAGCGGATCAGGTCGGCGAGTGCAGCTGCACGGGCTGCCGCCTTGCCGGCGTTGTAGCCGAAGCCGGGGTCTACGCCGATCGGGACCTGGCGGATCTCACCGGTGCGTCGGTCCACCCACTCGCGCATCCGTACCGGGCCGAAGCCGGTCTTGTTGAATCGGGCCCCATCCGGCGCCACGCCCCGCTCGTAGTCTCGCTGCGAGACCGCCACCACCCGACACCGACAGCGCCAACCGTTGGGCGGCAGGTAGTAGTCCCAGAACGGGTCATCGACCGGGAGCACCAGGTTGTGGAGCGAGCGATGCGAGGCGCGCACCTTTTCGTCGCCCATCGTGATGTAGCGCAGGTACGGAAAGGCCGTCTTGGTGCGCTGGATGCGCTCCCATTGGCCTGCAGCGTAGGCAGTGCGGGTGTTGGTGTCGTAGATCAGCTTGAGGCGGCGAGCATCGAAGGTGGTGGTGCGCTGCTCACCGTCCTTGCCGGTGATCGTCTTCTCGCCCCACCAGCCCGCATCGACCAGTGCCCGCTTGATGTCGCGCATCCAGTCCCGGCGGGACAACTCGCCATCGACCGATCGGGTGATCGCATCGCGAATCGTCTTGAGCAGGTCCGCTCGAGCCAGGCGCGACACAGTGAACTGGGCCGCATGTTCGTCCTGCCACAGCTCGTACCAGTCATCGGTGGTCGTGAGCAGATCGCGCGCCTGCAGATAGGCGATCGCCTCTTGGGGCGTGAGCTTGAAGACCTGGGCGAACTCTGCGGGCGTCATTCATCACCCCCCTCATCGGGAAGTGGAGGTTGTGCCGCAACCAGCGCCTTTACGGCCTGTATGACGTCATCGATCTCGAACTCTCTTCGAGTGTCCCCAAGGGCTGTTCGGATGCGGCGGATGCCCATTTCCCAACGATCTTTCCGCACGATCTTGCCGTCTTCACGAAACTCGTAGTCATCGGGGTCGGCATCCCGAAACTCCGGCATACGGAAGTCCCGCTCAGTGACCTGTCTCATAACGTTCACCCTCCCGCATTTGCCGCCAGACGCGCCGCGCCGGCCAGTTGCGCGAGGCGCTCGGCGAGCGGGCCCGCGTCGGGGGCGTTTTCGGCGGCGAGCAACGCGCTGATGCGCTGCAGCACCTGCTCGGCGGTCTCGCCGGCGGCTGCGGCGTCGGCGATCGCGGCAAGCACTGGGTCGGTGATCGGCGTGATGACCTCCTCCCATTCGCCCAGCGCTTCATCCACGGCATCGTCGATCGCATCGCGCCCGCCGGGCTCGGCAAAGCTCGCCGTCGCCCCTTTCTGTGTCTCGGCTACAGATTCCTGTACTTCGCCATCAGATTCCGCGTTGTCGACAACAGGAACGGCTGCGGGGCGCTGCCCCGGCAGAACAGGCGGTTGTACGGGCGTCGGCGCCTTCTTCTCCCAGCCCTCTCCGTACTTCGCCCGCACCGCGTCCAGGTTGAGCTCGAAGCCCATCTCCGACACGTTCTTGTCCGTCTCGCTGCTCGCCTTCAGGTCTTCCTCCTCGGCGATCACGCGATACACCAGGCACGGTGCCAGCCCGTTGTACTCGCAGATCCAGCGGATCAAGGTGCTGTTGAGCGTATCGCTCAACAGATCGCTGTCGGCCTGCACCAGGTCGAGCCGCACCGCCGTACGCTCCTTGCTCGCCGCGGCCAACGCGCCGCCACCGCTCGTGCGCGGCTCTTGCCCGAGGAGCACGCCAGCGATCCAGTCGTCCATGTAGTTGCACAGCGATTCCTGCGTCGACACCGACCCCGTCAGCTTGCTCTCGAGCAGCTCGATCTGCATGCCCTCGGGCGTCATCACCACGCCATCGTTGCTGATCGCGCGCAGCGCATCGAACAGCGTGCCCTTCTCCTTCGGGCCGGCATTGCGCGGATACTTGCCCCACGGCGTGGGGCTGCCGAAGCGGTCGTTGAGCTTGTTCCAGGCGATGATGCCCTTGCGCTTGAAGAACACCGGCCAGTACAGCTGCAGACCCAGCCCCGTTCCGTAAGGGTTATCGTCCTCGGGATTGACCCGATGCACGATGAACTTGTGGTCCTTCAGCTTCACACCGGTCAGCATGTTCTCGTGCGTCAGCAGGCGCAGCTCGGGCGGTGCGTTTTCGTCCTGCTGGACGAACCGGAAGCGGCGCTGCGCCCGCTTCACCACCCGCTCGGGCACGATCCTCCCGCCGCGCACCGCCCACACGATCTCGCTCACCGCAAAGCCGCGCAGCAGTGCGTCCATCAGGTCACGGCACACCTGGTCGAACGCACAGTGCTTCAGGATATCGGTCACCACCTCCGCGGAGGCTGTCCCGGCCTCGCCGTCCTCTACCGGCTCCACCTGCCATGGGCGCGAGATCAGCGCCAACTGGCGCTTCTGCAACCCCTCGAAGACTTTCCCGTCGCGCTTCAGGTCGCGGTACAGCTCGCCGTTCGGGTCGCCCTTCTCCAGCAGCAGTGGATCGTTCGTCTGCAGCACGCCCATGTACGTGCTCTCAAACGGATCACGTAGCCGGTTGGCGACTTCAGTGCCCAGCTCGGGCGCGGGAAGGCGCGTCGTTTTCTTAGCCATGCAGGAATCCTTGGATGTCGGCGCCGCGCGGGGACGCGCTCATGTACTCGATCGGCGCCGCCGGGTTCGCCGCGGCGTGGATCGCCAGCGCGAGCGCCCAGAAACGGTCGGCGTGGCCATCCGGCGTGCTTTCGGCCACGAAGCGGACGTTGCCGGCCGCCGTGGTCACCTTCTGCACCTTGCGCAAGTCGGCACGGATCATCGGATCGTCCGGGATGCGCAGCCCCCGGTCTTCCATTGCGCCCTTGAGCGGGTAGGCCAGCGCCTCCTTCACCTGCGCGGAGAAGTTCACCGCCTCCACCCGGTGCTCGCCGAACTCATCCTGCGCGTCGTCGGCCCAGCCGATACCCATGCCCGTGGCGTCGATGCAGATCCGGTCCGCGCGCGCGAACCACGGCCACAGGACCGCCTCCTGCGCGCTCTTGCGCATGCGCTCGAGCGCCTCCACGTGCCGCGTGTACAGCACGTCGCCGAGCTGCTCGACCACCCACAGCACTGTCAGATCCTTCTTGCGGCCGATGTCCACGCCGCAGAACACGCGCCCGGTGAAGGGGTCGTCCACATCCCGCTGCCAGTCCGCACCCGCGCCGTACTCGCAGCCGGTGATCAGCTCGTACTCGATGAACTTGGCGTCGTCGTCGGCCGGGATGCACATATATTCCTGGTCGAACGATTCGGCATCGGCCGCGCCGGCCTTCACGAAGTCGAAGTACTCGGCCTCGGTCATGTCCTGCTGCTCGGCGTCGGCCGGCAGCGCCTGCTGAAGCTTGTAGAGAAAGCCCTGGTCGAGCGCGTCCTGCAAGGTCACCCGGTGCAGGCTGATCTTCTTCGGGTTGTCCTTCTCGCGGATCTCGCGAACCAGCCCGTTGAAGAACGAATTGCTGCCGCGGTGCGTGCTCACCAACTCCATGCTGCCGCCCCAGGTGATGCCCGGGTACGCGATCGCCCACATCTTGCGCTGGTCGCGGTGCAGGGCGAACTCGTCCAGGATGCGGCTGCCGCGCTTGCCCGCCTGCGCGTCCGGGTTGCTGCTCATGCTATGGATGCGTCGGCCGCTGGCGAACTGCAGCACGTAGGCGCTGAGCTTCTTGTCGGCATCGACCACCACTTCGCCCAGGTCCTGCGCGGCCATGTGCATGATGCCCGCCCACAGCTTGCAGTCCTCGATGAACAGCCGCGCCTGGATGTCGTCGCGGCTGCTCACCCATTCGTCGTGGCGCGCCCCCTTGGCGGCGGCGCGCTCGACGGCGCCGTAGGCCGTCGACCAGCTGATGCCGATCTGGCGCGACTTCTCCATCAGCTTCAGTCGCGATGGATCCTGAATCCATGCGGACTGGAACGGCAGAAAGATCGCGTCCGGGTTGGCCGGGATCACGCGGGCGCGGCCCTTGGGCTTGGTGGTCATCACACGATCCCCAGCGCCTCACGGATCGCCCGCTTGGTGTCTTCGGTCACGCCCCCCTTGCTGCCCATCGCCTCGAGCTTGGCCTTCTGCTCCTCGAGCAGCTTCTCGCGCGCCGCCTTCGCCACCGCCTGGCGCTCCTTCAGGTTCAGGCTGCGCGCCTCCTGCGCAGCCTTCGCCGCACGCGCCAGGTCGAGCACGTCGCCGATCTCCAGCGTCTGGTCGGACTGGATCGCGTTCATCGCCGTCTTGCTCGCCAGCGTCGTCACTGCCTGGGCCAGCAGCGCGCCGCTCTTGGCGTCGAACTCCTCGCCCAGCTCCGCCACCAGCGCTTCGGCCGCGGCCGCCATTTCGCGCTCGTGCGCCACGATCTCCTGCACGCCCTGGCCGAACCGATGCAGCGCGCTGCGGCTGGGCAGCTCACCGCTGGCTGCGGCGTCTGGAAAACTCGCATGCAGATCCGCGATCAGCTCGTCGAGCGTCAGGCGGTTCTCGCGCAGCCGGCGCAGGATGTGCGCACGCACGCCTGGCGACTGCCTATCGACGGATGATTTGCGGCCCACGGTCAGGCCCTCGGCCGCGCAATGCCGTCGATCGTCACTCGCCCCTCGGCCGCGTCCTGCCCGCGTTCGGCCAGCGTCGCCACCAGCACCGACCCAGCCTCGTCCACGGCGAGCGTGCCCACCTCGGCCAGCCAGCGCAGTTCGGCCTTCACCTGGTCGCGCGTCCACGAATGCCCGAGCTGGTGCAGCAGGTTCGTGATCACCGAGCTGTTGCCCCGGTAACTCGGCAGCTCGGACAGGATGCGCAGGATCACCAGGCGCATGTCACGGCGAAGAAAGTCGGAATAGCTCATCGGTCGCTCACTTGTGCTGCAGCAGGTAATCGTTGATGCGGTCCAGGCTGCGCGCCAGCGGCTGCATGCTGTCGGTCACGCCCTCGAGCTTGGCGTCCAGCCGCTCCAGCCGGCCCATCAGCTCGTTGAGCTGGTTGTGGCTCGGCACCGCGCGCATCTCCGCCTCCAGCGTGGTGATGCGCGTGCGCAGCTCCAGCAACTCCTTGGCGCTCGCCGCCTGGCGGCCGATCAGCCACGAATAGATGCCGATCACCCCGATCACCACCCATTGCATCGTCCCGAAGCCGAAGTTCAGCTGCTCGATGTTCATCGAGGCGCCCCCTCCTCATGCCAGCCGATCAACGCATCGAGCCGGCGCCGGCACTCGTCGTACCGCCCGCCGGCATCGAGCGCCCAGCGGGCGACGTGGGTATCGGTGGCAACGTGTCCGGCATCCGCTCGAGCAGCGCCGCCGGCGGCGTCGGGCAAATCGGCATCGAGGCCGGGGGCGCCGTCGAGCACCCGCAAAGCAGGCTCGTCCAGGCACACACGGCCAGTGGTCGTGCGGGAAATCGCATCGTCTCGCTCCTTGCGCAGCCGCCCCGTTTCACGGGTCGCGGCGGCCAGCTGGCGGCTCAGCGTGTCGCCGCGCGTCTGCGCAGCCTGCAGGCGCTCGAGCGCCTCGCGGGTCGCCGCCTGTTCGGCCTGCAGGGTGCGCTCGCGCTCGGCAGCGGCCGCGCGTGCGCCGCTCGCCGCGCCGGCCTGGTAGCTCATCCAGCCCACCACGGTCAGCACCACCAGCAGCGCCGCGCCCATCGCCAAGGCAAGCGCCCCGTCGAAGTACTTGCCGATCATGCCCAGCCCTCGTGCCGCTGCCGGTAGCGATTCCACAGCACCACGGCGCCTACGATCAGCGCCACGGCCGCCACCACCAGCAAAGGATCGATGCCCAGGCCCGTAGCCACCGCGCGCACATCGGCGGATGTCGCCGAGGCCATCGCAATCGCCCCCGTCGCCATCGACACCGCCCCCGACTGCGCGATCGGGCTCGCCGCCATGCGCGACTCGGGCTCTGCCGCCGGCATGTCTGCCATCGCACCCGCTGCCGCATCGGGCAGCGCATCCAGCGGCGGGTGATACGAACTGTCACGGCTCAGGTACAGCGCCGCCTCGCGCGCACGCCGCGCGGTCAGCCCGCGCACCTCTTCCAGCACACCCCGCACGCGCGCCTTGTTCCACAGCCCGAAGGCCCGCGCCGCCGCCAGCGCATTGCCGGCGTTGTGGGCGCGCAGCACGCTCGAGCGCGCAAAGCCCGCCAGGCCCACGTTGTAGGCCAGGCTCACCATGGCCGCGAGCTGGTGCGGCGTCGCAGTGCGGGCCAGCAACGCCTCCACGTGCTGTGCAAACTCGCCCAGCCGGCTGCAAAGCAGCCGATCGGCCTCGTCCTGGGTCATCACATCGCCGGGGCGAACGTTTTCCGTCTCGCCCCAGCCGATGGTCCACACCCCTGCGATGTCGCGGTACGCCCGCAACCGACAGCCCTCGCTGCGCGCAACCTCGACCACGCCCGGCCAGATGATCGGCCAGTGCAGTGCACTGTTAGGCAGAATCTCCACGGCGCCCACCCCCTGAAAATGACAACGCCCTCATGATCGAGGGCGTGTGAGGGTGGGGCTAAATGAAGAGGTTCAATGCTGCGGGGAGAGCATGGTCAATGCTTCGACCCGCTCGCCGGCCACTCGATAGATCTGTTCTTCGAGGCAATCTGTCGCTGGATATCGTCACCAATTCCGGAGGGCTTCACCGCCACAGCCAGCGCCTCTTCTGCTTTGGCGACGCGCTCGCGCTCGCGGAGTGAGGAGCGGAAACGCCGGAGTTCCTCCTGCCAGTACGCGTGCGCCACGATCGAGTGGGTCGAAAAACCCACGGCAGCGCCTGCCAGTGCGACGGCGAACGCATAGACCGGCATCTTCCCCTCGACAAGCACCGAGGGCACGAGGACCAGGATCGCCGCCAGCACATTGCCCGCGGCGTACAGCCACACGGTCTTCACGGCCTTGCGCGCCTTCGCCTCGAGATCCCGGTGTTCGGCCGGGGAAAGGTTCGGCGCCTCGGTCACATCCGCAACCTTGAGGGCAAACGCCATCACCGTCACCCAGACCGTACCGATGAACACGGCCGAGGTCTTCGAAACCGCCCCGATCAGGTGATAGGGCGACCAGAGAAAAATAGCCCACCCCGCGAGCGCCCCGAGCAGCATGAGGCCCGCTTGAGAAACACGTCCCGCCGGATTGAGCTTGATCTTCATGCCTTCAGCTTATACGGGGATCTGCCTGCTTTCCACCAACTCTTTCAGCCACACAGACATCGCCGAGAAGGCCTTGTCGGCCAACAAAACGCCCTCTCTGGACTCGATTCTGCAGTTCTTCGAGAGCTTGAGCTCGCCATCCTTGTTGTCTGGCGTTTATGGGTTTTACTGCGGTCCCGGTCGCCAAGCATTGACCGCCATCCGAGAGCTCGCTATTCCGGCTTATCCAATTGCTCTCGGCAGTACGCCTCAAGCTCCGCCACGCTCGTTCGGCACCGCCGCATCTCCCGCAGGGGCATCGTCGGCACGTGCGAGGCGCCGCGGTAGCTTTCCGTGACGGCATCCACCAGGCGCCGCAGGGCAGGGTCATCGCTGTAGGCGCGAACCTTCGCCAGCTTGTTGAAAATGCGCGTCTGCGTCGGCGCGCAAATCGAAACGGCTTCCAACGTCAGCTTGAGAAGATCCCGGGCCGCCTTGCTCATGTCCTGCCTCTTCCTGCTGCTTATGATGACTACCCCTTCAGCCTCACCGCCGTCCCGGTCGCCACCACGAACAGCATCGCCCGCCCGCCCCCCGAGAACTCGCTGTAATCCAGGCTCACCCCCACCACCGCATCCGCACCGACCGAAAACGCCTCGTGCCGCAGCTCGGTCATCACCTGGCGCCGCGCGTCGCGGAGCGTGTTCTGGATCGCCCCGCTGCGGCCGCCGACCGTATTGGTGATCGCCGGAAAAAGGCGCCGAAGCCGGAAGAGCAAGATTGCCGCCAGTCATGTCGCCCGTTCAGCACTGAAGATGTCACTGGTGTGCACACAGAATGCGGCGCGCTGGTAGAACCCTGCATACGCCTGAGTCGCGACCTCGATACACGCAGGATCGCCAACCAGGACGATTACAGCCGCTTCCGCGCAGCAAATGCGAACACCGTCCATTACACGTCCGTTGAGTAGGTGGGCATCCTCAATCACGAGCGCCAGTGGGTCGATGGTGTTACGGACGAGTTCAGCAAACACCTCCGCTCGCTTATTTCGAGCATGGGGAATGTCGTTGGGTGTAATGGCGTCGAGCCACTTCGTAACCAGCCGAAAGACGTCATCGCCCGCTTCCGCAGTTACCTGCCAAACCTCGATTCGGCATTTCCCGTTTGGCGGCAATCTGTCGGTTACCCACAGTTTTCCGTGATCCATGAAACCGCAGAGCGTAGCGCCACGCGAGCTAATCCAAGTTCTCATGATTCACCTCCTGTCATCATCGAGAGCGACGGATGCCGCTCACAGGGATCCCATCCTCGTCTGCAATCCAGTCCAACCCACAGCGCCACCTTGTGGGGCCACAACACGAAGCGGAAGGCTTGTCCATAAGTAGGTCAGGCGCTGGGCTCAGGGCGCGCAACGCCTGGTTGTAGCGCACGCCCACGACCTACATCGCCCCCGCGCCGAGAGAGCGTGGCGACATAAACATCGCGATCAAGTATTTCGAGGTCAAGGAGCCCTTGTTCGCCAAGCCACGCTAGTTCGGTGCGCAGGAGGTCAGAAGGCACCGAGTGGCCCAGCGTCGACAACACGGCATCAAGAGCGGCTTCGTCTAGCGTGTAGCCAGGCGCTTCCATCAGGCATTGCAGGATGCGCAGCCTCCTACTTGGGCGAATCACCGTAGGCAGGACTTGCCGTATCGCCAATTGAGTTTTCATGCCGCCCCCGCTTTCTGCTTCATCAACCTTGCCGATCTCGCTGCGAGATCGGCTGCGCCTTCGATGACGCGCTTGCCCGCCTCGTCTGCCGCCTCGTAGTTGTCGAGCAGGGCGCGGGCGCATGGAGCGATGGGCGGCGGCGAGCTTCCCGATTCTTGTCCTGTGATGATCCACATGACATTCGCGCCAGCCTCGGCAAATGCCGCTAGCGCAGCCGCATCTGGATACGACTCGTCGTGCTCCCAGCGAATCTGCGACTTCTTTGAAGCCCCGACCAGCGCTGCAAAGTCCGTCTGCGTGTAGCCCAAGCGCTCACGTTCCTTCTTGAGTCGATCCCCAATCCCCATTTTTGACCCCTTGACGGGTCCCAAAATTGGGACCATGATTCACATCACACAACGCGTCACGCGTTGCAAACACAGTCATTCACCAGCCGGAGGAGCACGCAAATGGCTACCCCCAACGCCAATCAGATCAAGCACGCCCTGCGCCAACAGGGCCACACCCTCAAGTCGTGGTCCGAAGCCAACGGCTTCAAGTACCGCGACGTCTCCGAAGTCATCCGCGGCATCCGCCGCGGCAACTACGGCACCGGCCGCGACATCCGCCTCAAGCTCGGCCTGCCGGTCGACGAGCAGCTCGCCGCCTGAGGCCCGCCATGCAACTCGCCCTCCACCTGCCCAACCCGCTCGCCGCCCGCGAGGTGCTGTTCCTCTCGACCGACGGCCAGCCCTTCACCACGTCCCGCGCCGTCGCCGAGCGCTTCGGCAAGCGGCACGACACGGTCCTGCGCGCCATCAAGAATCTTCTCGACGCACTGCCCGATCCGGAGTTCGGACGCCGCAATTTTGCGGAGTCCTCCTACCTCAACGAGCAGAACAAACCTCAACCCGAATACCGCCTCACCCACGACGGCTTCGCCTTCCTCGCCATGCGCTTCACCGGCGCCGAGGCGATGGCCTGGCAGATCGCCTTCCTCCAGGCCTTCAACGCCATTGAGGCCGAGCTGCGCGCCAAGACAGAGCGTTTCGCCCACGCCCTCGACCAAGTGCGTCCGATGTTGCGCCCGGTGGTCGAGTGCACCGAGGCCGGCTATTCCCGCGCCGACATCGCCGCGCCCCTGGGCAAGTCGCCCGCCGCCATCACCTACCACCGCCGCGCCGCCCGCCGGCTCGGCTTGCTCGCCGCATGAGGCCCGCCATGACCACCCATTCAGCTTCCCCCGCCATGCCTGCACACGGGGCACCACCAGTAGCCGTCCCCGTTGCCGCACAGCACGACCTTGTTGCCCGTCTCGAAGCACGGCTGGCAGACGAAGTGGGGCACCTCGTCGGCGCGCTCCAGCAGTTCTCCGGCGCGACGCAGGCGATACGCAAAGAACTCCCCGCCGACGCCCAGTACGGCCAGCTCATAACGCTCTTTCTCGGCACGGCCAGCCTCCAGCTCGCGTATGCGCTGCTCAAGGACGGGAACCTGCCGCTGCTGCTCGGCGACGGCACCGAGCACCTGCAAAAGCTGGGCCTGCGCTTCGATGAGCTTTTCCGTGAACTCGATGTGGATGGTCGCCGCTTTCTGGCGGTCGCGCTCGTGTAGCAGCAAGCCGCCGAGCTCCTTCAGCACCGTGAGGCTGCTGGCGACGCCGCCGATCCATGACCCGTCCATCCGTGGCTCCCTTTCTTCATCGCGCCCTCGATTCTACGACGGGCAAATGATTTTCAAGGCAGAAAAAATGCTCACCGTATTCATTCCCGATCTCCCCGCCGGCTGGGAAGGCCAGCAACGCAGGATCGCCGCCGATCTCACCGTGCAGGTGCAGGGCAAGCGCTATCCCGTCGGCGGCACGCCGGGCCACCTGGTGACGCTGGTCCGCGCCACCGACGAGCCGTTGATCGACGAACTGGTCGCCGAAGGCGTGCGCCGCAACGGCAAGTGCCTCACGTCCCGGGTTGATGCCCGCGCCAAAGCCCAAGCCTTTGGAACTGGCGATACAGCATCTTCCTCGCCTCAAGCAGTTCTGCCGTCTCGTGAAAGTCTTCGGCCTGCCCAGAGTTCGCTTCCACCTGCTCGAAGCGTTCTGCCGCCGCACGCCACATCGGCTCGAGGTAAGTCGCCGCTTCGGGGTTTGCCTTCAGCAGAGGGAGTAGCGCATCGGTCAGGGCAACAAGGACTCCATTCGCCCGGTCATCGAGCCGGTCCACTTCGGCGCGCAGTCGCGCGACTTCTTGCCGCAGTTCTTCTTCGTTCATCACGGCCTCCTTCGGGTTTGTGACGCCTGCATCTTAGCCAACGCAAAAGTCATTTCCCCGTCCCGAAAACGACATTTGTTTCGACCCGCCCCCGATCGAGCCCTTCCAATGACCCGCCGCCATTCTTCCCCCGTGCCCAGCTCGCTGCGCGCCGCGTTCGAAGCGGACAAGCTGAGTGCGCTCAAGCACCGCCGCCTCAACGTCGAGCGCCTGGCCGAGCTGCTCGGTACCACCCCGGCCACCCTCTACAAGTGGATCGAGACCGACACCATGCCGGTGCGCGCCCTCATCGCCTGGCAGCACCTCACCGGCGCAGTCCACGTGGTGCGCTACCTCGCCAGCCGCGAGGGCGCGGTGGTGGTCGCCATCCCCACCGGGCGCACCGCCAGCGCAGACGAGGTGCATGCCCTGCAGGCCGCGCTCAACGACGCCATCGGCGCCTTGCTCGACTACCTCGCCGGCAAGCTCGACCGCGACAGCACCCTGGGGCTGCTTACCACCGGCCTCGAATCGCTCGCCTGGCACCGCGCCAACGTCGAGAAGGCCGACCAACCCGAACTGGAGTTCTGACCATGAGCACCTTCATCCCCGCCGACCTCGTTGTCGACCAGGCCCGTCTGCGCATGCAGACCTGCCTCCAGGACGCCCGCATCGCCGCCGACCTGCTGCGCGCCGGGCGCATCGACTGGCTTACCGCTCACCACCTGGTCGGCGCCCAGCAGACCATGGTCAACACCACCAGCTGGACGCTCGAGGCCGTGCTCGACGCCGCCGGCGTGGCTGACGCGCTCGGGAAGGTGATCGATCTGCGCGACACCACCCAGGCCGCCCTGCAGGCCCTGCAGGACGTGCTGCGCGAGCGCCACCTCTTCGACGGCCCCGCCGCGCGGAGGGCCGCATGAGCCGCAACACCGACTACACCAACGCCGCGCAGCAGCGCCTGCTGCGCCTGCTCGTGGTGCTCTTCGGCGACGTGGTCAACGGCTACGCCGCCGGCGCCCTGGCCAAGGCCGTGGGCTGCTCGCCCGGCGTGATGACGCGCGACCTCGACAACCTGCGTACCGCCGGCATGGCCGAGAAGGACGAGGACACCGGCCTGTGGCGCCTCACCGCCCGCCTGCCGCAGCAGGCCGTGAAGGTCTATACGGCCATCGGCCGCGCCGAAACCCGCCTGGCCGAGGCCAAGGCTGCCATTCACCGCAACAGCGATTACTGAACCACCTATCCAGGGAGCCAGAAAAAATGACCGCAGGACGCAAACCCCTCGCCGTGCCGCAGATGACCGAGCCCGAGGCCGAGATGGCCCGCGCCGGCGAAGGCTTCGAGCTCATGCGCGACGAACAGCGCGGCGCCATCGCCCGCAACATCCAGGCCGAACAGCACGTGCGCGCCGTGGCGCTGCAGGTGGGCTACCAGTTGCCCGGCGAGGGCATCGACCCCGATCTGATCCAGCGCGACATCAGCGCCAACATGCGGCGCTCGGTCGAGGCCTGCCTCGAGGTGGGGCGCGGGCTGGCGGTGCTCAAGGCTGCGTGCGAGCACGGCCAGTTCATGGCCCGGCTGGATGTGCTGGGAATTGAGGATCGCGTGGCCCGCCGGTTCATGCAGGCCGCAACGAAGTTCTCAAATCGGGCGACGTCGCCCGTTTTGCTCAAGGCCGCCGGGACGCAGTCCAAGCTCTTCGAGCTGATGATGCTCGACGACGAGCAAGTCGATGAGCTCGCCCTGACCGGGCAGACCGGCGAGCTGAAGCTCGACGACGTGGCGACCATGTCGGTGAAGGAGCTGCGCCTGACCGTGCGCGAGGAGCGGGCCGAGAAGAAGGCGTTGGAAGAACTGCTCGCCGAGAAGAATCAGCAGATCGACGCGGAGCGCGCGAAGGCCAGGCGTATCGCCACTCTGCCGCCCGACGAGCGTCACAGCGAGTTGATGAAGGAAGCGGGAGGCTTGGTCGCAGAGGCGCTGGGAATCCTGCAGGGCAAGGTCCGGCAGGCCTTTCTGGCACTGGCCAGCGCGTCGCCGAACGATATGGCTGCGCCTGACTCGCGCCAAATCATGGCTGGCCATGTCGCCGAGATCCAACAGCGCCTCAACGAACTGCGAGAAGAGTTTGTTCTGGATGACCACGTTGGCGACGGCACGCCCAGGTGGGCTAGCGCATTTCCAGTCGGCGCGGATACGGCTGAGGGGTGAGCCATGAACCCGGTGCTGATCGAGATGCTGCTCGACGTTCAGTCCCGCGCCGCGGCGGCCGGGCATGGCGGCAAATGCGCCGTGTATGACGACGCCTGCCGCCGCCTGGCGATGAGCCGCGCCACGCTGCTGCGCAGGCTGAAGGATATTGCTGTCAAGCCGGAGCGTAAGCGCCGATCGGATGCGGGGGCGTGCAAGCTGAGCTGGAAGGAGGCGTGGGTCATCAGCGCCTTCATGATGGAAGGCTTCCGTGCCAACAACAAGAGTTTGATCTCCGTCGGGAAGGCGCTGGAAGTGCTGCGCGGGAACGGCCGCGTGCGCGCAGAGTGGGTCGATGCCGACGGGGTGGTGCGGAGACTTTCCGAAAGCGCGGTGGCACGCGCACTGCGCCAGTACGCGTTGCACCCGCAGCAGCTACGCCGGGCACCGGCTGCGCAGCCGCAGGGGAGCGATTACCCCAACGACGTCTGGCTGATCGACGCTTCCATCAGCACGCTGTTCTATGTGCCTGAAGGCGGGCTCGAGGACATGTCGCCGGCGGTGTTCTACAAGAACAAACCGGGCAATTTCGAGCGCATCAAACGCCAGCGACTCACCCGCTATGTGATCACCGACCACTGCTCGGGCTGCATATTCGTGCACTACGTGGCCGGCGGCGAAAGCATCGTGAACCTCACCGAAAGTTTTCTGGCGGCGATTGCCCAGCGGTCCAACCAGCAGATGTACGGCGTGCCCTTCCATCTGGTGATGGACCCGGGTTCCGGCGACACCATCTCCTTCAAGACGCTGCTGCGCCGGCTGCAGGTGGTGGCGGTGGTCAATGCGGTGGGCAACCCACGCGCCAAGGGGCAAGTGGAAGGGGCGCACAACCTGGTGGAGCGCGACTTCGAGAGCGGCTTCAAGTTCACCCATGTGCCCGACATCGCCTGGATCAACGCCCAGGCTGCGCGCTGGATGCGCTGGTTCAATGGCACCAAGGTGCATTCGCGCCACGGGAAAACGCGCTACGCCAAGTGGATGGAGATCACGGCGGCGCAGTTGCGCCTGGTGGATGTGGAGCTGGCGCGCAAGCTCATCACCAACAAGCCCGAGGAGCGTACGGTCGATCAGTGGCTGAACGTGCAGTTCGACGGGGCATCGTGGGATGTGCGCGAGGTGCCTGATGTGGCGGTGGGCGAAAAGCTGCTCGTCACCTACAACCCCTTCCGCCGCGACGCCGCCTTCGTGGTGCTGGCCGATGCTGTGGGGGGCGAGCATCTAGTGGAGATCCCGAAGGTGCTCACCGACGAGCATGGCTTCGTCGAGGGCGCGCCACGCATCGGCCGCGAATACAAGTCGATGCCCGACACCCGGGCAGATGAGAACCGCAAGCTCATCGAGCGCCTGGCCACCGGTACCGAAACCGATGCCGATGCGAAGGCAGCACGCAAAGCTAAGAAGCTGCCCTTCGGCGGCGAGATCGACCCCTACAAGCACCTGGATGACGTGCCGGACGTGGTGCCGCTGCCGCGCCGCGGTACCGAGCTGGTGCCCCAGGTGCGTACGGCCAGTGTCGTGCCGATTGTGCGCCTGACCGCATTCCAGGCATTGCAAGCACTGAGCCGCATGGGGGTCACGCCCACCGCCGACACCCACGCCCGCATCGCCGAGTGGTACCCGGACGGCGTGCCCGAAACCGACATCGAGCAACTGAAGCACCGCCTCACCGTGCGCAGCGGTCTGCGCGTGGTGGGCGGGCAATGAACCCTGGAGATCCTGTGCTGAACCTGAAACTGCTGCTGCTGCAATTGGGCACCAACCAGAGCGAGCTGGCGCGCGCCGCCGAAGTCAGCCCGGCCACCGTGGCGCAACTGGCCAACCACGGCATGTGGCCGCGCAACAGCGCCCGCCGCCGCGCCCTGCGCACCGCCATCGAGCAGGCGCTGGCCGCCGCGGGCGCCACGCCGGCGCAAGTGGAAAGCGCATTCGAACACGGGCCCCGGTCGCGCAAGGGTGGCGCCGCCGGCGCGGCCGATGCCCTGGAACACCCCGAACCCACCGACTCACCTGATCCGCACGACGAGGACGAGCAGATGCTACTTCGCAACGAAACCCTGACCCCGGATGCGTGCGCGCACTTCGGCCTGCCGCGCAGCCCCTTCGTGGATGACGTGCGCGCGCTCGACGACGTCTTCGCCAGCGCCGCCACCCGCCGCACCCGTGCCGCGCTGATGGACTGCGCGCTCAACCAGGGCTTTCTGGCCCTCGTGGGCGAATCGGGCAGCGGCAAGACCACCTTGCTCGAAGAGCTCGAGGAGCGCATCCGCATCGAGAACCGCCCGGTGGTGGTGATCAAGCCCTATGTGATGGAGATGGAAAAGACCGAGCGCAGCGGCAAGCCGATGTGGGCCGGGCAGGTGTCCGAGGCCATCATCCGCGAGTTCGACCCCTCGGGCAGCATCCCGAGCTCGACCCAGGCGCGCAACAAGCGCGTACGTGACCTGCTCGCCGCCAGCCAGCAGGCCGGCTACAACAACCTGCTGGTGATCGAAGAGGCGCACCGCCTGCCGGTGAGCACGCTGCGCGCCCTCAAGGGCTACATGGAGCTCAAGGTCGGCCTGCGCCGGCTGCTCGGTGTGGTGCTGATCGGCCAGCCCGAGCTCGACAACACGCTCAGCGACAAGCTCGGCGACGTGCGCGAGATCGTGCAGCGCTGCGAGCGTCGCGAAATGCTGCCGCTCGACGACGATCTGCGCCCCTACCTGGCGCACAAGTTCGCCCGCGCCGGCACGCCGATCGACAGCGTGCTCGACGAGGCCGCGATCGACGCCATCCGCGTGCGCCTGGTGCGCCGCCCGCGTGGCGGCAGCCCGGCCGAGGCGCGCAGCATCTGCTACCCGCTGGTGTGCAACAACCTGGTGGTGCGCGCCATGAACGCCGCAGCCGCGGTGGCCATGCCGCGCGTGACCGCCGACGTGATCGCGGGGTGCTGACCATGGCGACCCAGCATGAGATCGAGACCGCGCTCAACATCGCCGACCGCGGCGCCCGCGTCACCCTCACCGCGGGCGAGCTCGTCGATGGAGACGTCGGCCTGGTGGTGCACCTGGTGAGCGGCTGCAGCACTCCGCGCCGCATCGGCCACCTGCGCCTGAGCGAGGCTGCCGCGCTGGCGCTGACCGTGCAGCTGGGGGAGGCGCTCGGGCTATGACCTCGCTCGCATCCGCCGCGCCGGCCGCCGCCGCCGCACTCGCCGACCGCATCCTCGCCGCGATCGCGCCCAACAACAGCAAGCGCCCGGCCCGGGCGGCCGACATCGCCGCCCAGCTCGGCGGCGACGAACGGCACTTCTGGGCGGCGCTCGAGCAGATCCGGGCCGGCTGCGCCATCAATACCGCGCACATCCAGCGCGGCGCCGATCCGGCCCCCTGGCTGGCCATCTGGCCGACCGGGCTGCCCGTCGCACACCACAGCTGGCGAGACCTTAACGTCCGCGGCGGCTTCGCGGTGCATCGCACTGAAACCCCGCGCCGCTTCCCACAGTCGCCGGCCGCCCGGCGCGCAATCGAGGAGAACACCATGAGCAACAAGCCCCGCCGCCGCCCCTCCGGGAAAGACCGTCGCGACCGCATCGCCGAGCTCGTCCGCGGCCGCCCGCTCGCGCAAGGGCTCACCTACGAAGAGGTGGCGCGTGAGCTGGGTCTGAGTTCCCAAGCGGTGGGCTATCTGGTCAAGGAGATGCTGGGCGGCCTGCGCGTAGCCCGGGGCTGCCTGCCCGGCGAGCGCGCGAACCGCTTGTACGACCCGGCGGCAGCGATCGACCATTCCGTCGTCCCCGCCGAAAGGGTCGAGGTGCCTGCCGCCACGACACCGCCCGCCGTGCCGGCAGCCAACGTCGTCGCCGGCCTGGCCGCCATCGCCGATGCCCTCGGCGGCATGGAGCCCGCCGACGACATCGATATCGGTGCCGCCGCGGCCCAGGTGGCCGAGGCGCCGCGTGTGCAGATCCACTTTGCCTTGTGGGACGACGGTGGCCTGTCGATCTACGACGGCGACGACCTGCTGCAGATCGCGCCCGCCGACGTGGCCCGCCTGGCCCGCCTGCTCGACGGCCTGGGCCGCGTGCGGGCCAGCGAGGTTGCCGCATGAAAACCCGCTGCCCCAACTGCGGCGCCGTGATGAGCCTGGACGCGCTGATGTCGCACGAGGGCGCGCGCGAGGCGCTCGCCCTGGTCTTCCAGCTCTCGGGGGCGCTCGGCGCGGCGGTCACGCGCTACATCGGCCTGTTCCGGCCGGCGCAGCGCGAGCTGAGCCTGGACCGTGTCGCCAAGCTGCTGCGCGAGATCGTGCCCGACCTGCAGGCCCAGCGCATCGAGCGTGCCGGCGCCACCTGGCCGGCGCCGCCCGAGGCCTGGATCTGGGCCATCGGCCAGGCGCTCGAGGCGCGCGACGCGGGCCGCCTCAAGCTGCCGCTCACCTCCCATGGCTGGTTGTACGAGGTGATCAGCGGCTGGCGCCCGGCTGCCGTGGCGGCGGCGCCGCTGCCCGCCCAGGGGGCCGCCAACCTGCCCACGGCACGCCCCGCGCAGCCCTCGCGCACCCTGGGCGCCATCGCCGCCCTGGAGGACCGCGCCCGTGGCTGAGATCGCCCGCTGGATCGAGCGCGAGGTGGCCCGCGGCCTGCAGGGCCTGGTCGCCCTGCGCCTGCCCGGCGCACCGGGCGAGGACGCGGTCACGCTCACCCTCGACATCTGGCTGGCGGCGCTGGCCGTGCGGGCCGCGAGCTGGGCCGAAGCGCAGGATGCGCCCCGCCTGCAGGCCGCCTTCCGCGCGCTGTACGCGCAATGCACCACCTGGCCGGCGCCGCGTCAGCTGCTCGATGCGCTGCCCATCCGCGCACCGCCCACCGCGCTGCCGCCCCCGCCGATGACGGCCGAAGAGCGCGCCGCCAACCGCGCCCGCCTTGCCGCACTGATGCAACAGCTTTCCACCCGCATGACAGGACACGACCATGACCACCCCGAACACCCCCAGCGCCACCCGCGCAACCTCGGCGCATGACGACGCCCCCGCCGGCTACATGCGCAACGCCGCCAACCACCTGGTGCCGATCGACCAGGTGCGCGAACAGGACCTGCTGCGCGACCAGGTCGCGCGCGAGATCGCCGTCGAGGCGGTCGCCCTCAACCAGCGCCTGCGCGAATTCAAGGCCCGCGCCCTCGGCGACGTGGCCGACCTGGTGCGCATCGCCGGCGAAAAGTACGAGGTGAACCTCGGCGGCAAGAAAGGCAACGTGCAGATCAGCACCTACGACGGCCAGTACAAGGTGGTGCGCCAGGTGGCCGAGCGCATCGCCTTCACCGAAGAGCTCGAAGCCGCCAAGGCGCTCATCAACGGCTGCATCGACCGCTGGAGCGAAGGCGCCAACCCGCACATCCGCGCCCTGGTCGATCGTGCCTTCCGCACCGACACCAAGGGCCAGATCAAGACCACCGCGGTGCTCGAGCTGCTGCGCCTGGAGATCGACGACGCCGAATGGCTGCGCGCCATGGAGGCCATCCGCGACAGCATCCAGAGCACCGGCACAGCCACCTATGTGCGCGTGTACCAGCGCATCGGCGACTCGGACCAGTACCGCGCGATCGCGCTCGACCTGGCGGCGGTGTGACATGACCTACCCGATCGAAGTCGCCGTGCGCGATCGCAACGGCACCTATAGCTGCCGCTTCCCAAATGGAAAGTGTGCAAGCAGCACGAACAGCCCGCAGGTCGCCGTCGAGCGCCTGATGGACAAGGTCTGGGCGCCGGGCACGCACCGTGCTACCCAGATCGACCGCATCGGTGACACCACCTACTTCCAGATTCACCCGATCGAAGCGGAGGTGAGCTGACCATGGTCTCCGCCGCCCTCACCGCCGCCCGAGCGGCGCAGCACGCCCAGTTGATCCGCCAGATCCACACCGCCAAGCGCGACCTGGGCCTGGATGACGACACCTACCGCCTTACGCTGGCGCGCTTTGCCGCCGGCAAGACCAGCAGCAAGGACTGCAGCGCGGCCGAGCTGCACGCCGTCATCGAGCACTTCCACGATTCGGGCTGGCCGCGGGCCGGCGGTGCGCATCAAAAGCCGCTTTCGCCCCGGCAAAAGAAGATGTGGGCGCTGTGGCAGACGCTGGCCGACCAGGGCAAGGTGCGCAACCGCCGCATGGCAGGCCTGCTGGGCTGGATCGCCGGGCAGACCGACAACCAGGTGCAACGCCTGGACTGGCTCACGAGCGCGCAGGAGCACACCCTGATCGAGTCCCTCAAGCAATGGGAGGCCCGCTGACATGAGCGCCGCGCCGAGCCGCCTGGCCCGCGCCACGGTCGACGAGCTGGCCCCGCTCGCTGCGCTGCTGGACCCGGCCTACCCGGAGAACTGGGCGCGCATCGCCGAGCGCCTGTACCTGTCGCTGCGCGACCGCCTGCCTGGTGAGGCCACGGCGCATGCTCACCTCGCGCTCGAGCTGGCCGAAGGGCTGCGCGCCGAGCTCGGCGGCAGCCAGTTCTATCTGGCCAAGGGCCAGGGCTACGAGCTGAGCCTGCGCGACCGCCAGATCCTGGCGCGCTTCACCGGGCACAACCACCGCGCCCTGGCGCAGGCCTTCGGGGTGACCGAGCGCCACGTGTACTCCATCGTCGAGCGCCGCGGCCGCGAGGAGTTCGAGCGCCGGCAGGGCAAGCTGCCCGGACTGGACGCAGGCGGCGTTGCCGAGGGCAGATCGTGAAATCGGCCCGCCGTGCCGTTTGCGGGGCGCTGCCGCCCCGGATGCCTGCGCGCGAGGGCGTTCGTGGCGCCAGGGGCTTTTATAAAAAGGCGCAGGGGTGGCCGCGGTGAAATCGAACGCGGCCGATGCGCCCGACCTCACCGAACTGCTGTCGCTGTTCGCTCGCCTGCGCCCCGGGGCGCCCGCCAACTGGAGCACCCGCTACCGCATCGGGGTGATCCTGTCGAAGCACCTGGACGCCCACTGCACGCTGGCCGAGCTCGGCCGCGCGCTCGGGGTGACCCCGCAAAACGCGTACACTGAGTCGGTGCTCGCCCTGGGCACCCTGGTGTGCGCGCTGTATGTGCGCATGCACTTCGGCCGGTACCCGCTGCCGGCCGGAAAGCAATGAAGCGCTTCATTTAGCGCCCCCATCCCCGCGCGGACACAGTGCGGGGCATGGCTACCGCACAGCTTCCTCCCTCCATCGAGATCTTCCGCCCCGGTCGGCACATCGACGACGCGGGCGCGGTGCATGAATTCTCCGACGCCGACGTGGCCGGCATGGTCGAGGCCTACGACCCGGCCGTGCGCGAAGCGCCGCTCACCGTCGGCCACCCCGCGCACAACCTCCCGGCCTACGGCTGGGTGAAGCGCGTGGCGCGCAACGCCGCCGGCCGCCTGGTCGTCGATGCGCACCAGGTCGAGCCGCAGTTCGCCGAAATGGTGGCCGCCGGCCGCTTCAAGAAGCGGTCGGCCTCGTTCTACCCCCCGCAGCACCCCAACAACCCCAAGCCCGGCCAGTGGTACCTGCGGCACGTCGCCTTTCTGGGCGCGCAGCCGCCGGCCATTGCCGGGCTCAAGGACTTTGCCGACGACGACGCCGGCACCGTGAGCTTTTCCGAGGGCGAGCCGGGGCCGGCCGCCAATCCACCCCATTCCCCCCACCAGGAGCAATCCATGACGCAGGAAATCAAGGACGCGCAGGACCGCGCCGCCAAGGCCGAAGCCGACGCCAAGGCCGCCCTCGACGCCAAGACCGCGGCCGAGGCCGAGGCCGCCGCCGCCAAGGCGCAACTGGCGCAGTTCGCCGAACAGGCGCGCCGCGACCGCCATGCCGGCTTCGTGTCGTTTGCCGACGACCAGGTCAAGGCCGGCCGGCTGCTGCCCAAGGACAAGGACGCCGCGGTGGCCGTGCTCGAAACCCTGGCCGACGCTCAGCCGGTGAAGTTCGCCGAGGGCGGCGCCACCAAGGAAGTGCCCCCGGCCGAATGGCTCAAGGGCCTGCTCGCCGCGGCCCAGCCGGTGGTGAGCTTCGGCGAGTTCGCGCCCGGCACCGCCGCGCCCACCGCCGGCAGCGCCCAGGGCCTGTCCGATGCCGAGATCGACTCCCGCGCCCGCGCCTACGCCGCGCAGCACAAGGTGAGCTACGCCGAGGCGGTCTCCGCCGTCGCCAGCTTCACCGCCTGACCCCCCTATATAGAAGGACGCCGCCGCCATGATGACCCCCGCCGAGATCCGGCTGAAGCAGAACCCCATCCTCACCAACCTGCTGCTCGGCATGGGCCAGGGCAGCTACGTGGCCGAGCGCCTCATGCCGCGCCTGCCGCAGAGCCTGTCGTCGGTGACGCTGGCGCAGATGGGCGATGAGCGCTTCCGCCGCTACAGCCTGCGCCGTGCGCCGGGCACCGTGACCAAGCGCGTGAACATCAAGTACCAGGACAAGACCTACTCGGTCGACCAGTACTCGGTCGAGGTGCCGATTCCGCGCGAGCTGATCCGCGAGGCCGACGAGGCGCGCCGGCTCAACGTGGGCGCCAACCTCGACATCAGCCGCATCGCCATGACCACGGCCAACGACATCCTCGGCCTGGACTACGAGCTCGAGGTGGCCACGCTGGCCACCACCGTGGGCACCTATGCCGCGGGCCACACCCTGGCGCTGGCCGCCGGCACCAAGTGGAGCGCCTCGACCGGCACGCCGGTGACCGACATCACCGCCGCCAGCGAGATCATCCGCAAGAAGATCGGCAAGCGCCCGAACACGCTCACGCTGAGCGCGGACGCCTGGAACGCGCTGCGCTTCAACGAGCAGGTGCGCACCTACCTGCCCGACAGCCAGATGGGCCCGGCCACCAACGAGCAGCTCAAGAACATCCTCAACCTCGAGGAGATCCACGTCGGCGATGCGGTGTGGATCGACGACACCGACACCGGGCAGGACGTGTGGGGCAACAACGCGGTGCTGGCCTACGTGCCGCGCATCGGCGGCGCAGGCACCAGCGACATCAGCCTGGCCGAGCCCGGCTTTGCCTTCACCAACGTGCTCGAGGGCCACCCCTTCGCCGAGACGCCGTACTACGAGGCCGGCCTCAAGAGCTGGGTGTATGGCGCCACCTACGAGCGCCGCCCGAACGTGGCGTACAACACCGCCGCCTTCCTGTTTCAGAACCCGAAGTGAGGCGCGAGCACATGAGCCAGCGCCTGATCGCCCATGTGTGCGTCGCCGGCGTCGCGCTGCTGCTCGACGGCGTGCGCGTCAACTTCAAGCCGGGCGAGACGCTGCCCGACGCGCTGCCGCTGACCGTGCTCGACGAGCTCGTGAGCCTGGGCGCGGTCGAGAGGCGCATCGCCGAACCGACCTCTTTCGTGAGCGAAGCCGCCGGCAGCAATGAGGCGGGCGCAGCCGGGGGCGCAATCCCCGGCACCCATACCTCCGCCGGCGAAGGCTCGGGGGCCGCGGACGAGCTTGCCGCGGCCCCTGCGACGGACGCCGCGGCGGACCCCGCCGTGCCCGCTGCCGGCAAGAAGAAGACCTGACCGCCACCACTTAGGAGCCCGCCATGGGACGCCAGTACGACAAGCAACACGCCGCCACCGTGGTGGCCACCGCCGCGATCGAGAAAGCCCGCTTCGTCGGCTTCGGCGGCGCGCACGCCACCGCCGCCGGCGGCACCTCGGCCGATTCGATGGGGGTGAGCGAGCACGCCGCCGCCATCGGCAGCACGGTGTCGGTGATCACCGGCTACAGCGCGCTGGTCGAGGCCAGCGCCCCGATCGCCGCCCACGCCTTCGTCAAGCCCGCGGCCGACGGCAGCGGCAAGGCGGCCGTGGGCAGCAACACCGACCACTGCGGCAAGGCGCTCGAGGCTGCTACCGCGGCCGGGCAGATGATCGAGGTGGTGTTGTACCGCCACCTGCACGCGTAACGCGTAGCCCCGAGGAGCCGACATGCCCAGCTTCATCTTCAACAGCGCCGTCCGCGACGAAGCGACCGGTGCCATCGACTACGACACCGACAACTTCAAGGTCATGCTGCTCACCGCGGCTGCCGCACCCAACAAGGACACCTGGGCCAAGCGCAGCGACGTCACCAACGAAGTCGTCGGCACCGGTTACACCGCTGGAGGTGCCGCAGTCGTCGTGGCAGTAGGCGCGGTCGACACCGTAAACGACCGTGTCGACATCTCGCTCGGCGGCGCGACGTGGGCCAACGCCACCATCACCGCCCGCTACGCGGTGTACTACAAGGCGCGCGGCGGCGCGGATACGGCCGACGAGCTGGTGGCGGTGAATGACTTTGGCGCCGATGTCGCCAGCACTGCGGCCGCCTTTGCGTTGGCGGAATCGACCTACCGCAAGCAGAACTGACGCCATGGCCGGCGTGCAGTTGGCGCTCTACAAGCCGCACCGCGCGATGGACATCGGCGGGCGGCTTATTTGTTTTTGGACCCGCAGCCGGTACTCGCACGTCGAGGTGGTCATCGACGGCATCTGCTACTCGTCGAGCCTCCGAGACGGCGGGGTACGGGCCAAGCGGATCGATCTGACTCCCGGCTGGTGGCGCGTGATCCCCGTCACCTGGCGCGACCCCGAGGCTGCGCTGCGGATCTGGAGGATCTACGAGGGGGAGCCCTACGGATGGGGCGATCTACTCGTGCAGCACGTCCTGCGCCTGCCTGTCGATGACCCAGGCCTGCTGTGCTCGGAGTTGTGCGCCCGAATGCTCGGCCTGCCCGAGTCTATGTCTCGAGGCATCACTCCGGGGCAGATCGTGGACTACGTTGAAATGAGGAGCATGAAATGACTGCCGAAGAGATCCGCGCCGCAATCGCCGCCGACCCTGCATTGCAGGCGCTCGTGCCCGACACTGTGGCTATCGCCGCTGCGCTGTCTCAAGGGCGCACCCGCTGGAAGCACACCGACATCGGCGTGGGCACGATCATCGAAGTGCTCGGCCTCGCCGCAGCAAACCCGGTGCTCGATGCGCTCTACGCCTCACCCGTACCCCCACGTCAAGCCGCTGCTGGACCAAGGCAGTTTGCGGCTGGATACCGTCGCGCAAGCCGGGATGCTGCAACCACTCGTCACGGGCGGGCTACTCACGCAAGCCCAGCTCGACGCGCTCATCGCTCGGGCGAAAGAGCCTGCACCCGTCGCTGAATACGACGTGCGCGTGGCGATCTACAACGACGACGGCTCCATGAAGGTGTAACGATGGCACTCACGAAAAACGACACCACGATCATCGCCAGCGCGAGCAACGCAGCGGGCGCAACCACGCGCGGCACGATTGACCTCAGCAGCGCCTACGGCGGCATCGTCACCATGAAGATCACTAACGGCGCAACCGGCCCCACGGTGCAAGCCGAAGGGCGCGTGCTGGTCTCGCACGCCGACACGCTGCCGACTGCTGCGAGTGCGGGCGCGGACTGGAAAACCATCTGGCGATTCGGCGGCGGCGTGACGGGTAGCGCGGTGACCGAGCAGAGTTTCCAGTTCGGCCCCGAGGTGCGCCACCTTGAGGTCGAGTTCACCGGCAATGTGGGGCAGGCCGTGACCGTCGAAGCCCTCGCATCGACCTATACGGTGTAAGTCGTGACCGCGATCATCATCCCGCGCCGCCACTACACTCAGCCGCAGGGGCGGGTGGAGGTTGCGCCTGAGTGGGCTGATGGGCTGATCGGGGTGTTCCTGCCCCCGGCGATGTCGCCAGAGTGGCAGATCACCGGCACGACAGGGCTGCTTGTGCCAAGGCGAGACGGGATCGCATTCGACACGGAGGGCGGCACGACATACGTGAGCAAGCCGGTGGCCGAGCATCAAAACACCGGGTTTACTATGCTGGTGTCCGGTGTAACGAAAAACAATGCCGCCAAGGACTACGCAGGCTTCTATGACGGCGGTACATACCAAGGACTGCTGTACTCAACAGGCTCGTTAAAATTCAGCTACTACCCGCGTAACGGACTAGGCGTTGTATTCGATGCTGCGCCTAGTCTTAGAGCAGCAGGCGGCGATGAATACACGCTAATTTGCGGAGGTAACGGCGCAACACACGCAGGGGCGCTGATGCAAAACGGGGCGCTGTTCCGACTGTCCGGGACGTACAGCGGCACCAGCGCATACGACAGAGTTCACACTGGCTGTCGTTTTTATAGCAATGGCGCCGCGTCAAATACACTGAGCGCATTCTGGCGGAAGTTTCTCGTGGCGGACGCCCAGCGCGAGCTTGCGCTCAACCCTTGGCAGCTTTTCAGAGCCGACCCAATCCGCATCTACAGCCTGCCGGCGGGCGCAATCACGCTCAACAGCCTGACCATGGGCAACATCACGCAGACGACCGCGCGCGCAACGCTGTCCGTGACAAGGTAACGACATGGCAACGTTCTACCTCGTCATCCAGCGCGACACCGTCGAGGGCGTTCCCGCGTCCGCGCCGACTTGGGCGCGTGCCAACATCGGCACGGACTCTGGCTGGACCGCTGGCGCAGGCGGCACGATCGTCTATCACGACGCCGACACGGACCCCGGCAGCGGCTCGACGTACCAGTTCGACCCCGATGCGACCGGGCTGACTGCAGACACGGCGTATGTGTCCTACGCAGTGTGGGACGACGGCAGCACGACTGTGGGGCCGGTTACGGCGGCGTGGACGACGAATGCCGGCAGCGCCGCCACGGCATTCGGCGCCACCATTGCGTGCGCGTCTGTCCTTTCCCCCGGTGCGGCCTCGGGTGCGGCTGCGATTGCAGGGGCCTTTGCGTCGTGTGCGGTATCGCTGGCCGTGGCCGGTGCACCGGCCGCGGCAGGGGCCGCCGATGGGAAGACGCTCTCTGTCGCGGCCGAGCTGATACCGGGGCATGCAGCCGGCGCGGCATCCGGCGAGGCGCCAGGCGCTACGCTGATCACTGCGGCAGCGTTTGTACCGAGCGCCGCCGCCGGACAGGCCGCCTGCTCCGGCGCAACTGTTTCTGCTGGCGGTGCTCTCGTGGCGGGCGCGGCAACCGGATCCTCAGTCTCCAATGGGCACGTCATTACGCAGGCCGTCACGCTAATTCCCGGCGCCGTCACGGCCGGCGGGGGCGTCGATGCGCCCGGCGCGATCATTGTCGCTGCAGCGTCGATTGCCCCAGGGGTGGCGACGGGCGGGGCTGCGCCCGCAGGCGCAGTGCTCGCATCGGCGGTCGCTCTCATCTCCGGCGCCGCCGCGGGGGCCGCAGCGGCCAGCGGGCCCGCGCTTTCGCTTGGCGCAAGCCTGTTGCCCGGTGCTGCAGCCGTGGGAGTCGGCGCGACGGCGCCGGGCGCCACCGTCATCGCGCTCGCCGACCTCGCCGCAGGCGCAGCAAGCGGTGCAGCGAGCGTACCGGCGCACATCTGGCAGGCCTTCCTGGCTTTGATCGCCGGATCGGCCGCCGGAGAGACCGCCGCCGATCCAGCTGGCACCGCCCCCGGCGCCGAGTTCGCCGCCTTCCTCGCTTTGATCGTCGGCGAAGCCTCCGGCGTCGTCCTGGATGAATACCCCATGAAATACGCCACCCTCGCAGACATGGTCACCCGCTTCGGGCAGGCCGAACTGGTGCAGCTCACCGACACGCTGCACCGCCCGCCGACCACGATCGACACCACGCGCGTGCAGATCGCGATCCACGATGCGCAGATGGAGGTCGACAGCGCGATCGGGCGCATCTACCGTCTGCCCTTGGCGGGGTGCGTACGCCCGCCGGTGCCCCCTGCGACCGAGCCGTCTGTTGTGGCGCCGCCCCAGCTCACCCGCCTGACGTGCGACATCGCACGCTATTTCCTGTACGACGACGCAGCCCCCGAGAACGAGGTGGTGCGTCGCTACAAACAGGCCCGGGCCACGCTGGACGACCTTGCCAGCGGCACCCTGCAGCTCGCGTGCCCCTGGGGCGGTTCGCCCGGCGAATTGATCGCCGCCGATGCCCAGTCGGGCAGCGCCGAGGTGTACGACTTCTTCGCCCCGCGCCAGATCACAGACGACGCCCTGCGCGGCTTCTGACCCCTTCTGCCGGCCCCCGGCTGGCACGCTCGATCGAGCATCCCCGCGCGCCGCCATGCTCCGCGCAATCTGATCGGCCGCCTCCGCCGACAATGAACCCCTTCATTTAGCGCTCCGGGCGCATGAGGACGAAGATCGCGGCACATCCACTGCCCGCGACCTGCGACCGATCCCATGCTGGCCCGCGCTCTCTCCCTTCGTTTCACCCCTCCTGCTGCCACGGGTTGCTGCTGATGGCCGCCGAGCCGATCGACTTCATGGCGCTCGAGCCGCTGTTGCTCGACCGCCTGCGCGCCGCGCTGCCGGCGCACGTGCATGTGCTGGCGGCGCGCGACCTGGCGGGGCTGACCGAGGGCACCCAGCTCACCCCGGCGGTGCATGTGTTGTACCGCGACTACCGCCCGGGCCGCGCGCCCGCGAGCGGATGGGAGGAGCTGGATCAGCTGTGGCTCACAGTGATCGCCGTGCGCAACGTGAGCACGCTGGCCACCAACGAGGCCGTGCGGGCCGATGCAGGCCCGTTGATGGGGGCGGTGATCGGCGCCCTGGGCGGATGGCGGCCGGACCTGCGCGGCTACAAGCCGCTCAGCCTGGATGGGGCGCCGGCCGCCGGCTATCGCGCGGGGTTCGGCTACTTCCCGCTGGGATGGCGCGCGCCGATGCGAGTGCGTGCGGCCTGCACAGGAGAGCCGTAACGATGAAACGCTGAGCGCCGACCCGAATGCATGCCGGCCGCGCCGCAGCGGCGCGACGCCGAGCACCACCCCCCGACCGCAACCATGGAGACCCCGAGATGACGCGGATCAAACTGAAGTCGGCCCATACCCATGCGGGCCGCAAGTACCCCGCCGGCGCCGAGCTGACGATGCCGGCGCCGCAGGCCGGCTGGCTGATCGGCATTGGCGTGGCCATGCCCGCCCCCCCGCCTGCCGCGGGCGATGAAGCCCCGGCGAAACCCCCGAAAGCCAAGGAGTAACGCATGAACCAGAACACCCCGATCATTTGGGACGGGCAAGGGCCGGTAATGATCGGTCGCTACGACCCGATCAATGGCACGCCCGACATGGGCTATCTCGTGGATCTGTACCGCATCGGCTGCGGCACCTCGTCGCTCACCACGTCGCTGTCGGTCGAGAAGGCGCGGATCGCGGAGAGCTGCTCGGGCCAGCGCCTGACCCTGAAGGAGCGCACCACGGGCAAGAGTCTTTCCGTCTCGCTCTCCATGGTGCAGTTCTCGGGCCGCACCCTCGCCGCCGCCTTCTATGGCGACGCCGTGCTGCAGGCCGCGGGCACGGTGACCTCCGAAGTCCTGCCCCAGCTCGCCGTCGGCGACTACTTCACGCTGCGCCACCCCGACGTGACCAACGTCGTGATCGAGGACAGCACTGCGGTGACCCCGCTCGTGTACGTCCTCGATACGCACTATGCGATCGAGGACGCGAAGCACGCCCGCTGCCGCCTGATCGCGCACCCCGCCGCCCACGTCGAGCCGGTCAAGGTCGATTACAGCTACGGCGAATACACCAACATCGCCGCATTCGCGACGACGAACGTGGAGCGCGGGGTGATCTTCAATGGCGTCAACGACGACGGCCAGCGGGCACGCATCGTGATCCCGCGCGTGAGCCTGGCGATGGGGGGCGATTTCTCGTGGCTCGGCGACGACGAGGCGTCGCTGGAACTGAGCGGCGAGGCGCTCTTCGTGAGCGAGATGCAGTCCGACGCGGACTACGGCGGCTTCATGCGGATCTCGTTGATCTGAGTCAGCTGCGAAGGGCGCTCGCGATCCAGGCGAGCGCCCATACCGGCAAGGCTGTGTCGATGCCCCGGAAGCTAGGCGGGGCTTACGACATGGCCTGGCCGATCAGGTCCAGCACGGCCAGCACGACGCCCAGGCCGAGCGCCAGCAAGGCGCCGGTGATGGCCCAGCCCGCACCGCCCAGGCTGACCAGGAACAGCAGCAAGGCCAGGGCGAAGCATTGAAGAGATAAGCGCGTCATGGCGAACCCGATCGAAACCAACGTCGTCATTAAAGTGGACACCGCCGGCGATGGCAAGCTGGCGGCGCTGTCGCGCGAGGTGGCCGGCCTGGGCGAGGGGGCGGGCGATGCGGCGCCCGAGTTTCAGCGCCTGGCCGAGGAGATCGACGGCCTGGCCGCGAAGGAGCGCTTGGTCGGCGCGTTTGCCGAGGCCAAGCGCGAGACGGTGGCCTACGCCGAGGCGCTGCAGACCGCACAGGCGGCCACGCGCGCCGCGGCCCAGGAGCTACGGGCCAAGCAGGCGACGCTCGCTGCAGCCACTACGGCCGAGCGCGAGGCCGCAGCGGCGCTCGGCGAAGCCCGCACGCGTCACGACGAGCTGAAGGTGTCGGTGGCCGCCGCCGCGGCCGAGCTCAAGTCCCTGCGCACTGCTTCGAAGGCGAGCGGCGCCGACACCGCCGAGTACGCCGGCCAGATCCGCGAGGCGCGGACACGGCTTGCGGAGCTGCGCAAGGAGAGCGCGACCGTCGGGCAGGCCGTGCGCACGCTCGCCGGCGATTACCGACCAACGGCGCAAGCACTCAAGGAAGCCGGGAGTGCGGCCGACAAGGCGCAGCGCGCGTTCGAGCAGAACCGCCACGAGGCCGGCCGCGCCAAGACGGCCTACGAGGCGCAGCGCCTGGCGCTGCACAACACCCGCCAGGCGCTGGCCAGCGCGGGCATCGCATCGACCGATCTGGCCGGCGCCCAGGTGCGCCTGGCGGGCAGTGCGCAGCAGGCGGCGCAGCGCGCCGGGGAGTTGCGCGCTCGCCTGGCAAGCGTAGGTAGCGACAGTGCTGCGGCTGCGGGCAACGTGTCGAGGCTGGGTGGCGTTGCCAATGAGACCGCCGGCAAGCTGAAAGGCCTTGCGGCTGCGATCGGGGTGTCTGGAGTGCTGCAGACGGCGGCCAGCATGGAGGCGTTGCGCGCCGGCCTGGCTGCGGTGTCTGGCGATGCCGGTAAGGCCGCGGCCGATCTGGACTTCGTAAAGGCGGTGGCGAACCGCGCGGGCACGGAGGTACAGGGCGCCGCGCAGGCGTTTCTGTCGCTTTCGGCGGCGACCAAGGGCACGGCGGTTGAGGGGGATGCGACGCGCAGGGTGTTCGAGGCGGTGTCCTCGTCCATGGCGGTCGCGGGGAAGAGCAGCGCGGACACCCAGAATGCGCTGACGGCCTTGGCGCAGATGGCTGGCAAGGGCGTGGTGAGCATGGAGGAGCTGCGCGGGCAGCTCGGCGAGGCGCTGCCCGGCGCAATGAACGCTGCAGCCAAGGGTCTGGGCGTGACCACGCAAGAGCTGATCGCGCTGACGGAGAGCGGCCAGCTGACGGCGCAGCAGCTGTTCCCCGCGCTGGTGGCTGGGCTGGAGGATCTGTACGGCGCAGGCACGCAGGCGGGGCAGACGCTGGGGCAGGAGTTCGCGAACATCAAGAACGCGTTCGTGGACCTGGTCGACAACCTGCAGAACTCGGGGGGCTTCGACGGCCTGAAGCGGGGCGCGGAGGTGGCGCAGGCGGCCATCGTGCTGCTCGATGTGGCGATCGTGGGCATCGGCAAGACGATCGGCGCGCTTGCGGGCGCGGTGGCGACACTGGACTTTTCCGGGCTGAAAGCCGCTTTCGCGGATATCGAGGCCGAGGCGAGGAAGAAGCTGCTGGGCGCGGCGCAGCACAACGATACGCTGCGCGCGTCCATGGGGCTGAGCAAGGAAGAGGCCGCGCGACTGGCCACGGAGGCCGGGCTCGCGGGCGTAGCGGTGGCGGGGCTGGGCAGCGCGGCTGCGGCTGCGGCGCCGGGCATGCAGGGCCTGGCTGCCGCGGCAGGCGAGGCGGAGGTGAAGGCCGCTGCGGCGGCGCTTGCGCTGGGCAAGGGCATCCCCGAGGCGATGGCCAAGATCGAGGGCGGCGAGCTGCAGCAGCTGGCCGACGCGACCCTGCCGGCGTTGCGCGAGCAGATTGAGTGGAGCGCCGCGTCATTCGATGCGATGGCCAAGGCGAACGCCGAGGCGAAGGCAAGGCTGGCAGAGACCGATGCGGCCTTCGTGTCGCTGGCTGCGAGCGGAGCCGCGACACAAGAGCAGTTGCGTGGCGCGCTGGATGCCGTGAGCGCCGCGACGGATGAGGTTGCGGCGACCGCCGATGCGATGCGGGTGGTGCAGGAATACACCCTTTCGAAGACGGCAGAGCTGAATACGGCTCTGGAGGCGCTGGGCACGCGCGCGGCCCAGGTGCTGGGCGTCGATCTCGTCGAGTACAGCAGCAAGGTGTCAGAGGAGTTCGCCAAGTCGAGCCAGGCGCTCGAGTTCCTGATCGCGAACTTCGCGCCGCTGAAAGATGCGGGCGTGAATGCCGGTGCGGCCGTGGCTGCTGCGATCGGGCAGATGACCGAGGCTGCGCGAAACCCGGCCGAGCTGCAGAAGCTTGGCGAAGTGGTGAAGCAGCTGGGCACTGAGGGGAAGCTGGCCGGTGATGCAGTAACGACAGCGCTCGAGCAGATCCGCAGGAAGGCGGATGACATCACGCCGGGGGTCAATAGCGTCGAAGAGGCTTTCCGCAAGCTGGGGGTGACGTCGCAGAAGGAGATGGACCGCGCGGCCGCGGAGGCGAAGCAGGCGTTCGAGGTGATTCGCGAGTCGGGCAAGGCGACGGCGGAAGAGCTCCAGGCCGCGTTCACGGCCTACGCCGAGCAGGCGGTGGCGGCCAATGGCGGCGTGGCGGATGCGACGGTGAAGGCGCAGGCGTCGGCGCTGGGTTTGGCGGTGGAGGTCGACAAGACCGGCAAGGTGATCGTGCAGACGATGGCCGAGGCGGCGTTCGGGGTGAAGGGCGCCGGACAGGCGCTCCAGGACGCCGCCGACAGCGCGCGCGAGCTGGGCGAGGCTGCCGGCGAGGCGGGCGAGAGCATGGTGGAGGCCGCGCGCGCGCAGAACGCGGCGGTGAAGTCGGTGACGGTGTCGCTGGTGGATGCGACGACGGCGCAGAGCCGCTACGCGGATGAGGCGAAGCGGGTGGCGTCGGCGGTCTACAACAGCGCGCTCGACCAGGCGAACTCGTTCCGCGCGAGCGCGGGGGCAATCGACGGTGCGCGTGCGGCGGCACGGCTCTACATCGAAGAGATGGAGCGCCTGGACGCCAGGCAGCAGGAGTTCAGCAGCAACGCGGCCGAGGGCGTGGAGCAGCTGCGCCTGCGGCTGCTGGAGCTGAACGGGACCGAGGAGCAGATCGCCAGCGCGCGGCAGTCACGCGACCAGGCCGAGGTGCTGCGTACGATCGAGCTGACGCGGCTGGATCTGCGCCGGGCCGAGCTGCGCAAGGATGCGGGCGAGGTGGAGCGGCTGCAGCGCGAAATCAATTTGCTGCAGGAGCAACTGGGGCTGATCGACCAGATCTACCGCGCGGAGCGGCGCAACCGCAGCAATGCGGCGTCGCCGGCGGGTATGGGCGGCACGGGGGCGACCTCGAGCGGCTCGGCGGGTGGCGCGGGGGTGCAGGCGGCGGCGCCGTCGCAAACCTTCGGCGCCAGGCAGACCACGCTCAACATCAATCTGCCGGGGTCCGGCATTTTCTCGGGCGACCGCGCAAGCCTCGAGGCGTTTGCGCGCCAGCTCGGGCCGGTGATCACGGATCTGCAAAGGAAAGGGGCGCTGTAAATGTCGATCTCGGTGAACCGGATTCTCTCCAACAAGCACAACCGCGTGTCGGCCGCGACGCTGACGGCGAGCGCACAGCGCGCCAGCGACGACGTGCGCCTGGTGGCGCAGTCGCGCCAGGGCGGCGGCCGGCTGGTGGTGAGCGGGAGCTATACGGGCGCGGCGGATACGGTGGTGGATGTGGAGGTGGTGTCGGGCTCGGGCGGGGCGCTGACGCCGTCGGCGCCGGTGATTCGGGGCGTGGGCAATGGGGTGCTGTCGATCGACGCGCTCGATGTGTCGGCGGTGCCGGAGTCGCTGACCTTTGCGTTGCTGGACGCGGGCTCGGCGCCGGTGCCGGCGGCGCTGGAGTTCTATGGTGCGGCGCTGGTGGCGCGGGCGGCGGGGGTGGCGGGCAACGCGCTGGCGCTGTCGGTGACACGCAACCTGACGCTGACGCCGATGCAGTACGCGACGATCGAGCCGATTGCGGCCGGAACGGACAGCCTGGAGGGGCCGCAGTGGGACTGGGGCCAGCCGGCGGCGACGGACGCGGGCATCCCGGATGCGGCGCTGCGGGTGCAGTTCGAGGGCTTTCCGGCGGTGCATCGGGCGTGGAAGACGTGGGAGGGCGGCCGGTTCGTGTATCGCCTGGACCCGGCGACGGCCTACGAGATTCCGGCGGATGTGCGGCTGCTGCAGGTGGCGGGCGACTACGCGCTGTCGATGACGGATGGCGTGAGCACCGAGGCGTATGCGGCGGTGACGATCTACGACTTCCTGGCCCAGGTGGAGGCGCGCAGTGCGCTGGCGCGGGTGCGCGGCCTGGTGGCGCGTGATACGGCGCCCGGCGGCATGGCGGTGACGGATATCCCGCTGCGCACCGATGCGCATGCGCTGCCGGCGACCGGCGGCGTGGTGGAGGTGGTGGAGGTGGCGCCGGCCGCGCCGACGGAGAACCTGACGCTGACGTATGCGGGCCAGGGGGCCGGGCTGTGGTCGGTGCGCGGCGGGGTGTCGGGCGAGCTGCCCGCCGCGGTGGCCGGTGATCTGTATACGAGTGGTCCAGTGCGGTTCCGGATTCCGTTGCCGGCGAGCAATGCGGAGGGCGCGCGCATCAGCAGCGTGGTGAGCCTCGTCGCGCGAGAGGAGGACGAGGGACTCCCAGGGTTGTGCTTCAAGCCGCTGATGCTGGGTGCGGCGGCGACGGACAAGAGCATCACGTTCACGTACCGCAAGCGCCCGCCGGCCGATTGCGTGTGCGCAGACTTGCCGGCGCTTAACCTCTCGGGCGCATGCCTGGGGCTGGATGTGGGAGGTACGGGTATGGCACTCGATGCGGCGTATCAGACGCGGCTGGTGCAGTTGTATGCGTGGCGGGCGGATTTCATCGAGTCGAACGTCTCGCTGGTCCAAAATTGGGGGACGTCGGATAGCGTGCGCGCCGACAGTGCGGATATCCAGTTCGCGAATTTGATGGTGCGGGCGCTGGCGGGATGCCTCTCGGAAATCTACGGGGATGCTGCGGCGCTGGCTCAATGGGATGCCTACTGGGCTAGCCTGCAGCTGGACCTTGACCCGTATGAGGGGGCTGGCGGGTCGGCGATCAGGGCGACGCCGTACCAGGCGGGCTACCCCATCATGAATATCCCCTATCAAGGGTTCAGCCCGGAGAGATACTTGCGCAGCTCGACCCCCACTGGCCGGCTGTACCGGATCTTGGGTGGTTTAGCGACCAATGATGTGCTGGGTTCTCCGGAGCCGTCGTGGTCGGGAGAGGGGCCGTGGATCGACTCGCAAGATGCGTCGATCTCGTATGAGGCGATGCCGTACTACTGGCGGCCTTCGGCTGCAAAGGCTGTCGGCGAGCGGATAGCCCCAGGCAACGGTTGGTTCTATCGCGTGAAGGCCGCGGGCACGACCGGCGCCGCCGAGCCCATTTGGGCGACCGATGGGGCGGACGTGACGGACGGGACGGTGGTGTGGGAGCTGACGCCAAGCGGACGGCTTGAGCCCTGGGGTAGTGGCGATCTTCACTGGGCGGACAAGGTCGGCTCGATGATGGATCACGTCCGGGCGATGGCGGGCATTGTCCCAAAATCTGACGCCAGCAGCGCAGGTGCGAGCGGGGGCAGCTGCTGGCGCGACTTTCCGGAGGCCGATCACTGGTGGGTGGACGAGTCCGGCGAGTATCTCCCCGCATTCACGAATCAGCCGTATGTGTCGGCGGTGCTCGGGTGCGACGGCACGCCAGCATCGAGCCGGGAGTTCGGGTTCGGCATCGTCACGGCGTGCGAGCACCGGCTGAAGGACGGCGACAAGGTCACGGTCACGATCCGCGGGACCGGGCTCGCGGGCTACAAGCAGGGCGACAAGATCGTGATCCCGGTGGTAGCCGCGAGCAGCGCGCCGTTCTCCGGCGGCGCGGCTGGCGACCCGACGCAGACGTGGACGGTACGCGGGACGGTTTCGGGCTCCCTGCCGGATTGGTTGTTCGATCCGTCGGCGCCGGCGCAGTACGTGGCCGGGCCGGTGACGGCCTCGCTCGCGCCGGGTGGCATCCCGTTCGAGGTCGGCGACGCGATCGACGTGTCGATCGAGGGCGGGTCGCTGCGGTGGCGGCGTGACGGCGGGGCCTGGACGGTGGGCGATCTGTTCGGGGCGACGCACGCCCTGGGCGATGGGCTGAGCCTGGTGGCGACCCCGGGCGCGGCGCCCAGCTTCGTCGCCGGCGACTCGGCGAGCTACCATGCGGTGGCGACGTACGGGACGAGCAGGATGCGCCAGCCGCGCATCGGCGAGGGCTTTGCGTGGTCCGGCGCTGCGGTGACGATCGACGTGGATCTGCTGGCGGTGCACGACGTGGAGGCGGTGCTGCTAGGGCTGCACACGCTGCCGGCCGGCTGCGCGGTGACGATCTCGGGCGGCGTGGCAGCGGTCGGCGAATGGACGGCGACGCCGGCGTGGCATGCATCGGCGGTGCTGGCGGTGCTGCCGGCCGGGACGCAGGCGCGCTATCTGCGCGTGGCGGTGACCGGGGCGGGCGCCGGCGGGTCGATCGGCTGGCTGTGGGCCGGCGTGGGCTGGCAGCCGAGCGTGGGGGCGTCGGATCTGACGATGCGCAGGCAGTACGGCCTGGCGCGCGGCCAGGGCATCAACCCGGCGGCGCTGTACCGCGGCCGCGGCACGGGCGGGGCGTGGCGCTGGGAGCTCGACGAGGGGGGCGCGCTGATCGGGGCCAACGTCGACGCGCTGTTGGGGATCGTGGATCACTCCGCAGAGCAGGGCATGGAGCCGGTGTGCATCGTGCCCGACGTGCGCGTGCCGGCGCGCGCGGCGATCGCGGTGATCGATGCGGACGAGATCGTGCTGACCGAGCACATGGGCTGGCAGGCCGAGGGCGTGGCCGAGCCGATGGTGTCGGTGGAGCTCCCGTTCAGGGCGGTGTTGGCATGAGGGCGCAGCTGCGAATCGAGACGGTGCCGCCGGTGGTGCTCGATGTGCTTGAGACCGGCGCCGAGCGCGCTGCGCTGAACGGCGAGGTGCCGAGCGTGGCCGTGGTGCTGGACAACGCGCGCGGCGAGGCGGCCGCGCGGCTGTCGGTGCCGCCGCTGCGGGCGCGGGCGCAGCTGCTGTTGGATGGGGTGGCGGTGTTCGTGGGCTCGGTGCAGGCGGTGACGCTGGCCGAGGTGGCGACGCTGGCGCTGGAGGGCTGAGCGGTGATGCGACTGCTGTCTGACGTGCTGCCGCTGCGCGTGGCGGCTGATCTGCCGAAATATCGCGCAGATGCCGCATCGCGGGTGCTGCCGTGGGTGTATGGCCGCGTGACGCTTGCCCCGGTGCCGCTGGATGAGGCGGGGTTGGAGTGGTTGGTGGCCGATCATCCCGTGGTGGCTGTCGAGGCGGTGCGCGCCGCGGGCAAGGCGCTCGACGGCTGGCAGCTGGTGCAGCGACTGGACGAGACCGGCCGCGCGATCGCGACCGTGCGCCTTACGCGGGCGCCTGAGGCCGAATTGGCGGTGCAGGTAGTGGGTCGGCGCGACGACACGAGCGGCGCGCTGCTCGAGCACCCGGCGGCGATCGCGGCGGATCTGCTGCGGCGCTGCGGGTGGTCGCCGGCCGCGGATGCGTTCCAGGGGCTGCGGGATGATTTTCCAGGGATGGCGCTCGGGCTGGTGTTTGCCGAGCGCCAAACGGCATTGCGAGCGGCGATCGGGCAGGTGATCGAGCCGCTGGGGGCGGTGTGGTTTGCTGACCCGCCGACCGCGCGGCGCCGCGCGCTGGGCGTGCCGGTGGCGACGCTCGACGTGCGGGTCGTGGATCAGGTGACGGCGGAGGCGTCTGCTGGCGATTTGGCCACGGTCGCGCGGGCGGCCTTCGCGTATGACTGGGCGGCCAACGGGGCGCGGCAATCGGTGACGGTGCAGGCGCCGGACGCGGTGCGCGAGTTTGGCCTCATGGAGGTGGAGATGGACCTGGGCGGCGTGCGCACGGCGCGCGATGCGCTGGCGATCGCGCGGGCGCGGCTGGCCGACCTGGCGCGGCCAAGCTGGACAATTCGCGCCACGGTGGATGGCGGCCTGCAGGTCGAGCGAGGGGAAAGCGTGACGATGGCGCATCCGCGCGCGCCGGCGGGGGCTGCGCTGGTGCTGAGCACGGCGCGAGACCGCGCGCGCGGCACCCTTGAGCTGGTGCTGTGGATGCCGGCCGGTGCTGCGCCCCGGGTCGAGATGACTCAGCGCGCCCAGGCTGTGGATGCTGCGCGGCCCGACGACAGCGTGACGTTCCGCGACGGCGTGGCGACGTTCACGATCTCCGACCACGGCGGCAACCCGCTGGCTGGCGCGGCGGTGACGCTGGACGGGCAGGACACGCGCGAGACCGATGCGCAGGGGCGGGTGCAGTTCAAGACGCAGCGCGGGGCGCACACGCTCGACGTGTATCTGGCTGGCTACGCGCCGTTCTCGATCGAGGTGATGGTGTGATGCGAGTGGTGCAGCGCACGCCCAATCTGGGCCTGTCGATCCGCCTCCAGCGCCAGGCCGCGGCGCCGGACTCCCTGCCGCCGCCCCCCGCCCCCGACCCCGACCCTGATCCTGATCCGGGCGGATGCCCGTGCGATGCGACCGGCGTAACGTGGGCGATCGTCCCGGATGCGGTCTTCGTTGGGGACGGCTACTACCCGAGGTTGCCGACGCTGCAGTTTCAGACGCAGCCGCACCAGACGTCGCTTTCCATCGTGGCGGCCGGATCGGATGGATTCGCGGCGCCAACGTGGAGGCTCATCGGGGCTCCGCTCGGCGTCCATGTTGGCGGCGTCACGTGGGATATCAGCTGGTCTGCTCCATCCGTGTTCGGCGAATCCGCAACTGCTGCCGGGCCTGTGCTGGTGGTCTCCATCCCGCCGTCGGACTACGCTTCTGGCGGGGCTATCGTCAATACCCTCACGGCGACAGCGTACTGCGGCGAAGATCCCGTCGGCACGCTCACGCTACGACTGCGGAAGCCCCAGCCCGTCTAGCGTTGCGCGTTGCGCAATTCTATTTGCCCGTACGCAAGGCGAGTGCTGCCCATTTATCGCGCTTTCTAGCCGTGATTTTTCGCGGCGCGCTTCACGCTCGA